CGCGTCCTGACATTCTTCCGGCAGCTAAAACACACAAAGGGCAAGTGGCGCGGCGTCCCCTTCACCCTGCTGGATTGGCAGATCACCGCCCTCTCCGATGTGTTCGGCACCATACGGGAAACCGGCTTCAGGCAATACAACACGGCATACTTAGAAATCTGCAAGAAGCAGGGGAAATCAGAACTCGGCGCCGGTATCGCGCTTTATTGTCTAACCTCTGACGATGAATGGGCGGCGGAGGTCTACGGCTGCGCGGCCGACCGGCAGCAGGCGTCAATCGTTTTCGATGTTGCCGTGGACATGGTGGACCAGAACCCGACCCTAAAGAAGCATATCAAGCTGGTCCTGTCACAGAAGCGTATGGTCTACCTGCCGACCAGGAGTTTCTATCAGGTGTTGAGCGCCGATGCGTACTCGAAACATGGCTTTAATGTCCACGCCTGCGTATTCGACGAACTCCACGCCCAGCCGAACCGGGGATTATTCGACGTAATGACAGAAGGGAGCGGCGACGCCCGGACGCAGCCGCTTTTCTTTTTGATCACCACCGCCGGTGACGACCCTGATCGTGCTTCTATCGGCTGGGAAGTCCACAAAATGGCGGTAGACATCTTGACTGGCACCAAGGTCGACCCCACATTCTACGCTATGATCTACGGCCTGGATCGGGAAAATAAACGCATCTGGACCGGCCGGCAATACGAAACAGTCAAGGAAAACTGGGAAGATGATGAGGTATGGCGCAAAACCTGGACTGACCCGAAGACATGGAAGAGGGTGAACCCGAGCATTGGCCACACCGTCGCCTGGGAAAAAGTCGAAGATCAATACACCCGCGCGCAGGGCAACATCGCCAAAGAAAAGAACTTCCGCTGGCTCCGGCTAAACTCCTGGGAAAAGCTCAAGACCTCCGGCTGGCTGGGGCTGGACTTTTGGGACCTGTGCAAAGGCCGGGTGCAGGAGAAGCGGCTCCTGGGCCGACCCTGCTACGGCGGCCTTGACCTTTCAACCAAGATTGACCTGACTGCCTTCGTCCTACTCTTTCCGCCGGATGACATCAACAAAAAGTGGATCGTGCTTCCTCGCTTCTGGGTTCCAGAGGACCGCGTCCGGGAACGGGTGGACAGCGACCAGGTCCCCTATGACGTATGGGCGAAAAAGGGCTACATACTGACCACGCCTGGGAACGTCATTGATTACGATTTTATCGAAAAAGAGATCCTGAGGCTCCGAGATCTGTACGACATCCAGCAGATTGGTTACGACCCCTGGAACGCTATGCAAACCGCGGTCAACCTTGAGGACCAGGGCCTGACCATGGTTGAAACCCGCCAGGGGTATAAAACCATGTCCCCGGCTATGAAAGAGATTGAGCAGTTGGTCATGGGCAAGAAGCTGATCCACAGCGGCCATCCGGTCCTGCGCTGGTGCGTGGGAAATGTCCAGGTAAAAATTGACGAAAACGAAAATGTGCGGCCCGTCAAAGGCAAGGGCACCGAGCGCATTGATGGCCTGGTGGCAATGGTAAATGCCATGGCCCGGGCCATGCTTAGGGAAGATATGACATCGGTCTATGAGAGCCGCGGCGTGCGGTAAGGAGGCGAAATATTGCTTGAACGAATAAAACGTGTTGCCTATGCTTTCCGGTCCGCGATATCGAACCTGTCCAGTCCGCAGCGCTGGTTTATCGAGATGTTCGGCGGACGCGAATCGAAGGCTGGTGCCCAAGTGAGCGAAACCACGGCGATACAAGTTACCGCCGTCTTTGCCTGCATCCGGCTGCTGGGCCAGGTCCTTGCTTCCCTGCCGCTTCACACCTACCGGCGCACCGCAAACGGGAAGGAAAAGGCACAGGACCTGCCGCTCTACTTCACACTCCACACCCTTTGGAATGCGGAATGCACATCCTACACTGGCCGGCTGATCATGATGGTCAACCTGCTGCTAACCGGGAACGCTTATGCGGAGATCGTGAGAAATAAGGCTGGCGACGTTATCGAACTATGGCCGATCCCATCCGATCGGGTAATGCCGCGGCGGAACCAGAAATCGCATGAGGTATTTTACGAAGTTTACACCATGGACGGCCAGACCCGCTTTCTCTACCGCGAGCAGATGCTCCACATTCAGTGGGTGGGCGCCGGGAACTTCGACACATTTAAACCGATCGTCCTGGCCCGCGAGGCCATTGGTCTTTCCCTTGCCGCCGAGGAGTTCGGCAGCCGGTTCTTCTCCTCCGGGGCGAACGCTTCCGGTATTGCTGAATATCCCGGCAAATTAAGCGATGAAGCATACGAACGATTCAGGAAGACATTCAGCGAAAAATACGCAGGCCTATCCAAAGGCCACCGCGTCATGTTTTTGGAGCAAGGTTTAAAATTCACGAAACTGACCATCAACCCGAACGAAGCACAGGCCCTCGAAACCAGGCGCTACCAGACCGAAGAAATCGCCCGGTTCTACGGCGTGCCACTGCACCTGATCCAGGAACACTCAAAGAGCACATCCTGGGGAACCGGCATTGAGGAGATGAACATCGGCTTTATTATCTTCTCCCTCAGACCCTATCTGGTCTGCTGGGAACAGGAATTCACCCGGTCCATCTTTGTAGGAGCTGAGCGCCAAGTCTATTATTCGGAATTCAGCGTCGAGGGACTACTCCGGGGCGACAGCAAGGCCCGTGCAGAATTCTACCAGACCATGTTCAACATCGGCGTCTATTCACAAAATGATATCCGGGCGAAGGAAAACGACAACCCCTTCGAGGGTGGAGACAAGCACTATGTCCCGCTCAACATGATGGCGATCGAAGATGGCAGCCCCGATCCCAGCCCTGGCAACGACCGGCAGAAGCAAGAGGAGAGGGCGAAGAAAAAGACCAACTACGCAACCCTAAAGCTCAAGACGGCCAATCGCTATCTGGGGCTTTTTAAAGACGCCGCAGAGCGCGTGGTTAAGCGTGAGAAAAGTCAGATCCTGGACAAGGCCCGGAAAGCCCTCGCCGAGCGCGACCAGCATGATTTCATCGCCTGGCTTGAAGAATACTACCGCAGCGCTCCCGAGTGGATGAAGAGGGCGCTCAGGCCGGCACTTCTTACCTATACCGAAACCATTCAGGCCCTGGCCGCGGAGGAAGTGAACGCTGTAGCCGGAATGACTCCGGAGCTTGAGAAATGGATGGACGGCTACCTCGACAACTGGGCCCGCGACTACACCAGATCGAGCCTGAACCAGATCCTTGACGTGATAAAGAGAGCTAACGAAGAAGGGCAGGAAGTTCTGGCCGAGGTTGAAACCCGCCTGGACGAATGGGAAGAGCGGCGCCCCGACAAGGTGGCGACCAAGGAAACCATCGAAGCTGCCAGCGTGATCAGTAAGTTCGTCTTTGCTGCGGCCGGCATCCGTTACCTGCGCTGGGTGGCCGCCGGCAGTGAAGCCTGCCCCTATTGCCAAGAGCTCGATGGCAAGGTTGTCGGTATCGACCAGCCATTCCTGGCCGCTGGCGACCGGCTCGACAGCGACGACGGCACCATGAACATAAAATCCCCGGCATTGACGCCGCCGCTACATCAAGGTTGTCAGTGTCAAATAGTTCCCGACTGAAGGAGGTAAATCTTATGTCTAAGTTGGAAATGCGAACAATTCCCGCTGAAGGCTTGGAGATCCGCGCCGAGCAAGACGGCAAAGAAAAGAAAATCTCTGGTTACGGCATCGTCTACGACCGCGAGACCAAACTCTGGGGCGATATGTATGAAATCATTCGCCCGGGCGCTGCAACAAAGGTATTAGCCGGAAAGCCCGACATTAAATGCGCCCTGAACCACAACCGCTCCTTTCTATTCGGCCGCACAAAGTCCGGCACCGCATCCATCACCGAAGACAAAAAAGGCGTCCGCTACGAAGCAATTCCCCCCGATGCACAATGGGCAAGGGATGCCATGGCCAGCATCGAACGCGGTGATATTGACGGCTCATCTTTCACCTTCGCCGTGGAGCCGGAACACGAAAAAATCACCAAGCGCAAAGACGGAACCTACCTGCGCGAAATTACCGAACTATCCCGAATCGGCGAGATGGGACCCGTCACCGACCCGGCCTATGCGGACACCACCGCTGAGGCCCGGGCCAAAGCTGAATATGAATCTTTGACCGCCCGCCTGCGGACGCAGGATGAAGCGGATGAGATAGCAGAAACCAAGCGGACGCTTGATCTGCGAAGAAAACGACTGAACCTGAAGGCAAAATCACAAGGAGGTATATCCTGATGGAAAATGTAATTGCCATGCGTAAAAAGCGGGCAGGGTTAATCCACGACGCCCGCGCCATACTGGACAAGGCAGAAGAGGAAAAACGGTCCCTCACCGCTGAAGAGGAAGAGACCTACAACCGACTGGACGGCGAGATCGACAAGCTGGAGGCCGACGCGAACCGGATGGAGAAGCAGATCCAGCGCGAGCGTGCCCTGGGCGAGCCCGGAGCTCCGCCTGCAGCTGGAGACCCTGCATCCGGCGACCCGGAAAAGAGGCGGACCCTGGGCGATGTGCTGCAGGATCGCAGCATCGGCAACGTTCGCAATACAGAGGAATACCGGGCTGCATTCGCTGAATGGATGACCTATGGCCGCGAGGCATCGCTAACCGCTGAGGAGTTCCGGGCGATGCAGGTTGACAGCGACACCGGCGGCGGCTACCTGGTGGCTCCCCAGCAGATGGTGCTGGAACTGCTGAAGGAGGCCGACGCTATCGCCGTTATCCGCCAGTATGCCCGCATCCACCAGCTGGAAAAGGCTGCGTCCCTTGGCGCGCCTACCCTTGACAAAGACGCGGACGACTGGGACTGGACAACTGAACTGCGGACCGGCGACGAGACCGAGCTGGAATTCGGCAAGCGCGAGCTCCGTCCCCACCCGCTGGCGAAGAGGGTGAAGGTCAGTAATACCCTGCTACGCAAGTCCACGATCGGCCCGGAAGCACTGGTCCGTGAACGTTTAGGCTACAAGCTCGGTATTACCCAGGAGAAAGCCTACATGACCGGCGACGGGAACCAGAAGCCGCTGGGCGTGTTCGTGGCATCGAAAGACGGCATCACCGCTGCCCGCGATGTTTCCGAAGGGAATACCGATACCAGCATTATGCCCGATGGTCTCATTGAGGCAAAATATGCGCTGAAGCAGGCATACTGGCCGCGGGCCCGCTGGATCTTCCACCGCGACGGCATCAAGCAGATCCGGAAGCTCAAGGACGGCGAAGGTCAGTATATCTGGCAGCCCGGCATCACCGGCGGAGCGCCTGATCGCATCCTGGAGCTACCCTATACCACCAGCGAGTTCGCGCCGAACACCTTTACCACCGGCAAATACGTTGGCATCCTGGGCGACTTCCGCTACTACTGGATCGTCGATGCTCTTGATATGGCGATCCAGCGACTGGTAGA